CCGGACGTCGGCGAGCCCGAGGTCGCCGGACTGGACCAGCCAACCGCCCGAGCCGAGCGTCGGCGGCCATGGCGGCGGGTGGTCTTTGATGAAGACGACGCCGGGGGTGGTCGGGTCGCCCTTCTCCTGCCGGTACTGGCTCAGGTGGTTCCGGGCGGCCGCCGGCGAGGGCGGCGGGGTGGGCATGTCTGGGCGGAAGAAACTCATAGATGTCATCACAGATGGCAGGCGCGGGCGGGTGCGACCTCGGACCGGGCCCCGCGCGTCGCCCGGCTGGTCGTTCGTGCTCGCGTCCGGCGCGCTCGCGGCGCTACCTTCCGCGGGCCATGAGAACCATCTCCCCGCAGAACATCGCCGCGATCGTCGTCGAGGACGACGCGGTGTCCGTCTCCTCCCCTGGCCAGCTCGCCGTCAACCTCACCCCCGAGGGAAGCGGCGGCGCCAAAACCGACCTCTCGAACGTCAGCGCGCAGACCCTCGCGCTCGGCGACGCGACCGCCTCGCCGGCGATCTCGATGGACAAGCTCGGCACCGGCACCGCCGGCGTCACGCTCAAGTCGGCGGGCGTCACCCGCACCACCGTGCAGCTCGACGCGAGCGAGAACACGGTGATCACCGCCTACGACTCGGACGGCAACGCGATCAGCACGATCACGATCGACGGGACGACCGGCGGGATCACCCTGTCGGACGGCACCACGATCACGACCGGCGGTCTGACGATCACCGCCGGCGGGATCGTCGTCACCGCCGGCCGCTCGCAGCTCAACCTGCCGAGCGCGACCGACGACGCGGCCGCCGCGGCCCTGGTCCCGGCCGTCCCGGTCGGCGGCCTCTACCACACCGCCGGCGCCGTCAAGCAGCGTCTGGCCTGACCTCTCGGTCATGTCGCGGGGATCCCCGCGTTGTCTTCAAGAGGCGCCCGCGAGGGCGCCTCTTCGCGTTCCGGGCTGACCCATACGTCCTGTCCCCGGAGGAAGCCGGCCGACGCGACATGTCGACGTAGCGTTCCTCGCCCGCGCGCGCCGCCGGCATGCAGCCCGAGAACGACTTTGCAGGGCGGGGACATGATCATCACGTCGGGGGACTCGGGCACCAGCGCCCGCAGTTCGTGCGGCTGCATCGCCCCGATGTCGGCGACGAATTAAAGCGGCGCATCAGCCGACCCCCTTGTCGAGCACGCGCAGCAGCGCGTCGGGGGTCAGCCCGATCCCGATCACCCCGCCGACGTACAGCTCGCGGGCGTTGAGCCCGAGCCAGGTCGGCACCACCGCGCCGCCGTCCTTCCGCAGCAGCACCCGCGCAACGAGCAGTCCCGACTCGCCGGGCCAGAACGCGACGCCGCCGAGCCGGCGCAGCGCCTCGGACGGCTTCACCAGGCGCCGCATCGTCTCCTCGTAGTAGCGGGCCATCAGCAGGTCTGTCGTCGCGTGCGGCTCGCCGAGCGGCCCGCGCTTGAGCTCGACCGCGTCGAGGTTCGGGGTGATGTCGAGGTAGACCGCCGCGCGGGGGCGAGGCATGTCGGCGAGCGCGTGGGCCCGCAGCACGGCCTCGTCGCCGGCGGCGATGGTCGGTTTCATGTATGTCTTTTCGGTCATGGTGCGTTCCTAGTCGGTGCAATTGCACGGAAGGGCGTCGCCTACGATCGGCAAACTGCCCTGCCGCATGGCGCTATCAATCCACGTCATCGGGCCAAAGTTCCGCCGCCAGACGCTGCCTGTACGCCGCTCCTGCTCCTTCGCCCACTCGAACTCGGCCGGGTACTTCGACGCCAACCGCACCAGCTTGTCGGGCGACTTCTTGAAACAGAACAGGCAGTTGCCCTCTTCTGGCTGTAGCAGCAGATCAAACCCTTGCGGCAGGCGCTCGGGAAACGGATCTCCGGGGTTCCACGATGGGCCAAGCCAGAAGTCGAACACGTCTCGTGATGTGACACCCCGATCGACCAACGGCGCAATCAGATCCCATGGCTCGAACCCCTTGGTCGCGTTAGCCCGCATCTTAGCAACGCGGTGTGCTTCGTCTGCTCGGATGCCGACGTAGCTGTCCCATCGTTCATGTCCGAGGCTGATCATGAACTGCTTGATCAGTCTCGTCTTGATCTCGGTCGAACAGAAAGGCGTGCCGTAGTTCGGCAAGCCGGTCAGGTTGATCAGGTTCTCGAACGGCTCGCCATCGCGCGACGCCGTCGCGTAGTCGACGCGCTGGAACCACTTGTCGACCTTGTCGTCGCCGTAGTCGATCCCCGCCTCGGCGGCGATCTTCCGTTGTCGTTCCTCTACCCCCCAGCGCTGCGAGATCTCCTCGACGTAGTCCAGGGTGCGCTTGTGCTCACGCCCGGTGTTCGTGAAGATCGTAAACACGTCTTCTCCGATCCCTTCGTCGAGGAGCATGCGCAGCATGCGAGCGCTCGTGCGTCCGCCCGAAAGGCTGATCACCGCTGGTCCGTGAATCACGCGATCTCCTCTGCCCAGCACCGCGCGATGTGGCCGAGCCAGACGCCCGACCGCGTGTTCTTGCGCAGCGCCTGCTCGGCGAACTGGCGAGCGCTCTCGAAGTCGTCGGCGCGCCCGTGGCCCTCGAGGATCGCCGTCGCCGGCAAGATCTCCCACCGGCCGCCCTTCCGCTCGATGAGGGCGACCGGGGCACCACGCTCGAACAGCGCCCACAGCGGGCGGCCGAGGCGCTTGTCCGCTCGCGGGGAGCGGTGCCAGCCGTCAGGCAGCGAAGGGATCGCGGACATACCCGGCATAATAGCTATCCAATCTAGCGCGTCAACCGGGTTTCATCCGGCTATACTTGCCCCGTGCCGCCCCTCCTGCCCGAGATCGAGCGCCTCTCGCGGGCGCGCTGCAGCGCCTACAACGACTTCGCCACGGGGATCGCCCTCGGAGCGGCGATCTTCCCGTGGCTGGTCGTCGGGGTCGTGGTCTGGCTGGCCAGTTGGCCAGGCGAGGCGAGATCCTCGGGTCGCGCCGGCGGCAGTTCGTCGCTGTAGACCTGCGAGCACCGTCCCCAATAGCCGGTGGCCTTCACGCTGGCGAGGTCGTTCGGCTCGCAGCCGGTGCCCTCGGGGCAGGTCCAGCCAGGTCGGCACCCGAGCACGCAGACCCCCGCGTCGCAGCGCGGGACGGCGCTGACATCCTCGTCGGCGGCGGGCTTGCAGTCGGCATGGGTGCTGCAGTGCTGCGTGCAGATGGTGGTCCCCTGCCCGCCGTCAGCGCTGCTCGGGTCGCAGAACCACTCGCCCTCGTAGCCCTTGTCCTTCCAGTCCGTCTGCATCAAGCAGGGGGTCGCGGTGTAGCCGTCCGAGTCGGCGTTCTCCTCGGGCTTGCAGGGTTGGTAGGGGTCGCACGCGGCGAGCGCGGCGAGGACGATGAAGAGCGAGCAGGACGAGCGAGCGGTGTTGCGCATAGCCCCTATCCTGCGATGCGCGAAAATCCGCGCAAGCCCCCGGGCCGGCGGAAAGTCTCAGCCGCCGGGGATGTCGCAATTGCGGCACCAGGCCGCCGGCTCGGTGAACGCGAACGGCGCCGCGGTGTCATCGGTCGTCAGCAGGTAGACGCGACGACTTCCGCATCCCTCGTTCGGGCAGGGGCTGATCGCCAAGATCTCGGCCTCGGCCGCGTCGTGAACCTGCTGCGCGTTGTCGAGGTCGACCCCGCCCTGCAGCCACTTCGCCTTGTAGTGCTCGCCGATGTACCGAGCTGCCTGCACGGCGGCGTTGTCCGTGTACTCGCTGCCGCTGTAGGCGTCCTCGGGGTGAACCATCCCGACCGCGTCGATCAGACCCTGTCTCGCATACGTGAACTGCATATTTTTCGCGCTTCCTTTCCTCGGATGTTTCCCAGGTGGGATCTGCTCAGACCCACTCGTTGCTGTAAATCGTCTGCAGCGCGATCAGCGAGCGGTTGCGGGCCCACACGGTCCCGGCCCCGACACGCGCGATCGTCACGGTGACGTTGGTGACGTTGGTCGCCTTGCCCTGCCACATCCAGGTCTGCTTGACCTGATCCGTGTCCGACGCCCCGAACGCGCAGTAGATCTCGCGCTGGTACTGCGTCATGTTGTCGAACTGGACCGTGACGGTGATGCTGTCGGCGCTGACCTGCCAGCCGAGATCGAGGCGGCAGACGACCCACGCCGACTCTGTCGCGGCGAGGTTGAGCGCCTTGGTGATCGCGGCCGTCGGAAGGGCCGAGTTCGTGTTCGAGACCTGCCCGGTGACGTTGTACAGGGCCGGCCCGAGCCCGCTCGGTCCGTCCCAGAAGTACATCGGCGACGCGACATTCCTCCGGCCGTTGTAGAACTTCTGTTTCGCCCGGTCGTAGCCGATGCCGCCCTCGACGGTGCCCGAGGGCAGGCCGTTCTGCCCCTCGAGTAGCAGCGGCGCTTTGGTCGGCGACGCCAGCTTCGGGGTCAGCTTGATCAGGTGGCCCGTTCCGACGCCAGCGCTGCTGACGTTCAACCCGTCGCCCGCGCCGGTGCATTCCATGTACATCTGCGCAATGCCGACGGTCTGCGCCCCCGACATCCAGATCCCCTGGTAGGCGGTCGACGAGTAGATCGCCAGCCCGATCTTCCCGTTGGTCTGGATCTGGATGCCCGAGAGGCACGTCGCTCCACAGTTGATGTGGATCCCGTAGTTGTTCGCGTCCGGATCGAGGTCGATGTCGGGCGCTCCGCCCTTCCCGTAGAACTGCGCACCCGGCCCTGCGGCGCCGCCGTCAGCTCGAACACCAGCTCGGCTCGGCCCGCCGAGGAACCGGCCGCCCTGGCCGGTCCCCGCGCCCTCGCCGTAGACACCGAACCCGGCGACGCCGGTGCCCTGGAAGTAGCCGCCGTAGCTGTACCCCTCGCCTCGCACGCCTCGCCCGCCGCTGCTCGCGCTGATGCCCCGCACGCCCGAGTCGCCCGTCAGGCTCGTCCCCTTGACCGCTGGCTCGAACCCGGTGCAGTCCGCCTGCAGCGCGACGCAGTAGATCTTGCCGTTGCTGTCGGTCTCGACGATGTGAGCGCTGGCGGCCCCGGTCGCGTCGCCCTCGCTGACCCAGATCGCGTACTGCGACCAGAGGTTCCAGACATCGTTGAGCTCCTCCGCCGTGGGCGCAAAGATGTCGCCGGGGATGAGGCCCGCCGCGATCACGCCCGCGCCCGGAGCGACCTTTGTCACGCTGCCCGGGTAGTCGCCGACGAGGTGGACGGCGTTGGTAGCCCATTCGGTCGGGACGGTTACTGGTTTCGGCATGGTCGATCTCCTGGCGGGCTAGAGCTTGATCGCGTGGCACCAGCCGGCCTCGAGCGTCGCAGGGCCGTGGCTGCTGCCGAACCACCCGGTCTGCGTCACCGGGCCGTGCGAGCTGTTGAAGCTGATGCAGGTGTCGTCGTGGACGGCGAGGACGGTATTGACACCGGCGGCCGGCAGGACGCCCTTGAGTAGTACCTCGAGCAGCGTCCCCTGCGCGGGGGTGATGCCCTGCAGGTACACCCGCACCGCCGCCGGGAACCACTCGACGATCGGGATCGGCGGGTGGGTGGCGATGATCGCTCGCAGGAGCTGCGCGAAGTCCTCGAGGGTGCCGGCGCTGATCGACGACCTAGCCCGGACGATCAGCGCGATCACGTAGTCGGCGTCGCTCAGGCCGCCGAGTTGCTCGCGGCTCACGTCGAGCATCGCCCCGATGTCGTCGAGCATCAGGCCGAAGCCGTCGACGACGTTGCGCTGCGTCGCCAGCTCGAGCAGCTTCTCGCCCTCGTTCGCCGGCTCGACGAGCAGCGACTCGATGATCGCCCGGATGTTCGGGCTGTTCTGGAACTGCGTCCAGATGTCCTCGAGGACAGCGCTGTGATCGTGTGGGATCGTCATGGCACGAGGTTCACGATCACGCGCGAGCTATCGAACAGCGGAAGCTCGGTGCTGGTGACGACGAGGTCGGCCGCCAGCATCGCCGGCTGCGGGTCGAGCTCGTTGAGGGTGTAGTTGAGGGTGATCGTCGCCGACTTGATGCCGGGGACGGTGTTGATCGGCGTGCCGAGCGCGAACCGCTCGACATCGTCGCCGATGCTGATGTTGAGGTCGCCCCACAGCGCGACGGCGGCGGCGATCGTCGCCAGCGGGTCGCCGCTGCTCGGGTACTTCTCGCCAGCCTGCACGTCGATCTCGAACCACATGTAGAGGTTCGTCGGCCGCTGGTAGTAGATGGTGATGAGGTTGCCCTCGCCGTCGTCGACGATCTCGGACGACGCGCCGTAGGTCTGGATCCCCGCGGCCTTCTTTTTGTAGATGACCGCGGCGATTTCGGCCGGGTCTCCGCCGAGCACAGTCACGCGGATCGAGTGCGGCGGCAGGCCCTCGGCGTCGACGAGGTCGGTGCTGTTCTCGCGGACGGCGACGAACGTGACGCCGTCCACCTGGGCGACCGCGTCGCGGATCGCCTGGACCGAGGCCGACCCTTTCGACTGGAGCTGGTCGCGGTGGCGCGCGCGGTAGGCCGCGTCGGTCTCGGCGTTGCGGCCGAGGTCGGCGTCGCTGGTGTTCGTGACGCCGTCCCACCCGTTGACCGGCGTCACCCGGACGTTGAGGGTGCCGGCGAACGCGGTGCGCGGGCCGGTCTGCTCGGCGACGGTGTCGACCCGCTTTGCCGCGTAGGCTTCGATGTCGCCCGAGCCGCCGCCGTTGTCGGCGGTCAGCGTGAACGGCCCGAGGCCGTTGTCTTCGATCACGAGCAGCGGATTGCCGTCCGGGTCCTCGCCCGGCTGGAACACCGCAACCTGCACGCCGCCGAGCTCGATCGCCGCCTTGATCTCGTTCGCCACGTCGAGCGACGTGTCGCCCGGCTGCATCAGGTACGAGTAGGGATTGCCGGCGATCACGGCGCTGTAGGTCTCGCCGGTCACGAGCGACCCGAAGCGGATGACGTAGATCGAGTCGTCGTCGCCGATCGTGGCGACGGCCTGCGTCACGAACCTGTCGCCGCTCACGTCGACGGCCGCGAGCGCGCCGGCGTTGACGACCGTCGCGTCGTCCCCGTAGAGCACCGCCGACACGGTCGAGCTCGAGGCGGCGAGCCGCGGGAACGCGAACAGGCTCAGGATCTTTTCGAGCGCGACGCCCGGGGCGGCCGCGAACCATCCCGCGTTGGCCGCCCCCGCGCCGCCCTCGAAGTACAGCACGGCGATCCGCGTGGCGAAGTCGATCAGCTTGCCGTTGATCGACGACGGCTCAACGGTACTGTTGGCCCCAAACAGCTCTTTCCAGGTCGCGGCGAGCCAGGCGCGGATCTGGTTCTGCGGGGGCGCGACGTAGCCCTCCGTCGTCAGCGCGTAGCTCGGGGGTGTCGCCATCTGCCTATGCCTCCTGCCCGATCTGGATCGGGCCGAACTCCGCGCGGATCATGTCGTCGAGCTCGGCCAGGTTCGCAATGAAGACGCCGCGGACGACGAGCGAGGCCGGACCCTCGGAGACGATCACCACGACCGCGTCCGTGACGCCGGGGGTGCCGAGCGCTTCGCGGCGCAGCTCGCCGAGGACGGCGTCGCGGTCCTCGGCCGGGAACACCACGTCGCCGTAATCGACGCCGCCGAGCACGTCGTAGAACCGCTCGCCGCGCCAGGTCTTGAGCCGCGTCTCGATGTGCTGGCGGATCTCGTCGAGGCCCGACACCTCGGATAGCTGGCCGTTCGTGACGTCGAGGTCGCCCCCGGATAGCTTGAGCTGGCTCATTCGATATCCACCAGCGTCGACGCGCTGCTGATGTTGCCGATTTTCTCGCCGACGTAGGGCGTCACCGATGCAGGCGCGAGGAAGTTGACCGCCGTCGTCACCTGCCCCATCCACACCTTCATCAACGCATCGCGGGCGACCGTGTCGTCGAGTCGCGCCGCGCCGCGGATGGCGTTGATGCCGATCTTGATCCCGCCGTCGCCCCGGATCTCGAGCTTCGCCTCGAGCTTCTTGAACCTTATCGACACGTCGAGGATCCCCGACCCGCCGGCCTTCGGGTAGCCGAGGTAGGTCTCACCCGCCTGCGCCTTCGTGACGGGCTTCCAGCCGAACGGGACGCTGACCGCGAGGCCGCGGTCGTGCCGGCGGTCCGAGGCCGGGTCGCTGGTCTTGCTCGTCGCGTAGTAGCTCGCGTGGTCTGACTCGAGCGGGATCGACAGCACCGTATCGTCTGACTCGAAGGACAGAGAGAACTCGAAGCCGCCTCCGCCATAGGTCAGCAGCGGCGCGTCGGGGGTCGGGGACTGATCGACCGTCTGCCCGTCCGGGGCCTTGTGCCGCACGACCGGCTGCGCCGTCGCCCGCATCCCCGTCACCTTCGCCAGCACCGCGAGCGCGGGCCCGCGGATCGCCGCGAGCAGTTTGCGCTCGAGGTCCTTGACGTTCTTGAGCAGGGTCGGCTCGGTCATCACAGATCCATCACAGATCGAGGCCCAGGCCGAGCGGGTCGATCGGGGTGAAGTCGACGAGCGAATTAAAGAGCCCGCCGTGGGTGTCGCCGGTGTGCTGCACGCGCCGGGCGATGTATGGCCCCGCGAACCCGGTCTTGTCGAGAGTCACCCGAATCCCCGGGCGGACCGACTTGTTGAGCAGGAAGTGCCCGCGCCAGGTCGCGCCGCCGAGCTCCTCGATCTTGAGCGGGCGCCCGAGGTCGACGACCTCGCCGAGCAGGTAGCCGTCCGCCTCGAGCAGATAGAACTGCCCCATGTCGATCAGCCATCCGACGTTGGACAGCCGGAGCAGCATCTCGAGATCGCGCCACGCGCTCGCCCCGCTCGGGCTGTACGGCCACGCGAGCTTGCTGCTGACGACGTAGGGGTTCGCCGACCGCTTGATCCCCTGCGAGAGCACGCGCGCCCAGGTCTCGGGCGAGAGGTTGCCGGTGCCGACGCCGAGGAGGCGCAGCAGGTGCCGGATCACCGTCAAGATCTCCGTCCCCGCCGGGAATGACAGGTTGGCCTGCGCCTTGCTCGCGCCGAGGGCGCCGTCGCCGATCTTGAGCGTTGTCGCCCAGGTCGTCGGGTCGACCCGCGCCGAGCGGGGCACCAGCATCGTCCCCTCGCAGATCTGGCCGACCTTCCCCCCGTAGCCGGCGTAGAACCGGACGTAGGCGTAGCCGTAGAGCTTGGAGGCCGCCGGAGCGCTCGCGGGCAGCTCGGCCCCGGGCGGCGGATCGCGCTCCGCGCTGATCGCGTCCGGACCGGTGTAGCCGCGCGACTCGTCGCTCGCCAGGAGGCCGCCGAGGCTCCACTTGACCGGGACGGGGGCGAGGATGCCCCGGAGACCTTCAAGACGCGCCCTGGTGTCGCGGGCGAGGTTGTAGACGGTGATCGTCGCCTGGTTCGGCTCGCCCGAGATCTCGCGGACGATGTCGAACGCGATCCTGACGCCGGCGCGCCCGGTGATGTTCTCGGTGGTGATCGCGCCGCCGTTCGCCGGCAGCGCCTCGAGCCGCGAACACCGGATCCACTGCGGGCTCAAGATCGGCTGCGCGGGCATCAGGCGACCTCGTACTCGTAGAGCAGCCGGATCCCCTTGTTCCATCCCTGCCGATCGGGATCGCGGTCGGCCCCGGTGACGTCCCGGCAGACGACGGCGCCCGGCGGGGTGTACGGGCGGATCACGTTCTCGAGCACGTCCTCGTCGCAGCGCACGGCGATGTCGCGGACGATCGGGCGGTCGCTCGCGTCGTACATCGACGCCATCCAGAACGCCTCCCGCGTGTTCCAGCGGCAGACGATCTTGTAGGGCAGGCCGGCGGCGCCGGGCGTGCCCAGCTCTACGACGATCGTGAACTCGCCGCGGGTCGCCTGCTCGGGTCCGGGGATCGGTCGCGCCTTGAACGCCATCACGCCGCCGCCTGGTAGACCGTGTTGAAGCTGTTGACGACCTTCGGCTTGGGCTTGGTCTGCTTGCCCGCCTGGATCTCTTCCTCGCCGCCGAGCGTCTGCTGCCCGAGGTTGTCGCCGCCGACCTTGCCGCCGACCGTGTCCTTGAGCGCGTCGTCGATATTGTCGAGGGTCTTGACCGTGCCGACCTCGATCTCGAGGAACCGCATGGTGAACTGCAGCGCGGTCCCGAAACCGGCGTCCTCGTCGGCGAGCAGCTCGAGCGGCAGGATGAAGTAGGTATCGTAGCGGGTGACGATCTCGAGACGCTTGCGCGCCCGGATGAGCGCCTTGAGGGCGGTCCACGCGTCGACATCTCGGGCCGCCGAGGCGAGGCCGGGGACCGACAGCGCGTTCTGCAGCGTGCCCTGGATGTTCTCGGCCGTGGTGCCGCCGGTGGCGAGCAGCGTCGGGTCGTCGGGGACGATGATCCCGACGATCTCGAGGTTCTGCGGCATCAGCCGCATGTGATCGGCGATGTCGGCGCCCTCCTCGACAGGCTGCTGCGTCACCTCGGCGACGACGCGGTGAGAGATCCGCAGCGTCGCGTCGAGGCGGATGTCGCCGATGGAAGTCTTCGAGCGGATCAGCATCGTCAGCCCCTCCCGCCGTTGTTGAGGTACGCGGCGAGCTGTTCATTCTGCTCGCCGAGCTTGTCGGCCATGATGAGGCCCGCGTCGCGCCCGAAGTCCTGCGCCGAGCGCTGCGCCGTGTAGGGCAGTTGGAACGTGAACGCGTTGGCCTGGTTGATGTCGATGTTGATGTTGTTGACCGTCGTCCCCAGGCCCGGCGCCGACGTGCCGCCGAGGATCCCGCCGGCGGATCGACCCGAGGCCGCGAGCACCAGCTCGTCGGCCGTCTTGCCCTTCTCCTCTTTCTTGCCGCCCCCCGCCTTCGGCGTGATCTTGAGCTTTTTCTGCAGTTCGGCCATGCGCTCCTTCTGCGCCTTGGTCTTGTTCCGCTTGCCCCGCAGGTAGTCGTATTCGACCTGATCGGCGATCGTCTGGCTCTCTTCCTCCTGCTTCGCCTCCTCGTCGGCCTTGATCTTGGCCTCCTCGGCCGCCTTGATCTTGGCCTCCTCGGCCTCGCGCTCCTCGGCCGCCTTGAGCGCGTCCTCGAGCTTCGCGGCGCGCTCGTCGATGTTCTCGACGTCTAGCTTGCGCTCCTCGTTGAGCGCCATGATCTGCTTCGGCGTCAGACCGACGACGTTCTCGCGGACGAATCGGTTGTTGCGCTTCTCGTTCTCCAGCTCGGCCTTGAGCTTCTTGAGGTCGGCGGTCGTCTTGCCCTCGAGCGTCTTCTCGAACTCGAGCGACGACTTGAGCCGCGCCGCCGCGCGTTCCACGTCACCGATCTTCTTTTCGCTCTTGGTCATGGCGCCGACGATGGCGACGCCGGCGGCCACGGCCGCGCCGGCCAAGATGCCCCACGGGCCCGCCGCCGCCATGGTGGCGATCTTGAGGGCGCCGAGGCCGGCGATCGCCGGCACCGTGACGGTGTCGATGCCGCCGAGCGCGTTGACCAGGCCCATCGCCGCCTCGGCGGCGGTCTTGATGATCGGCGCGAGGGCCTTCCCGGCCTCGATCAGTCCGGTGATGAAGCCCTTGACGTTCTCCTTGATCAGCTCGCGGTTCTCCTTGATCCACGAGCCGACCTCTTTGACCAGCGAGGTGATCGTCGGCATCAGCGCGGCGCCGATGTCGTGCTTGATCCCCTGCACCATGCCCCGCATCTGCTTGATCGACTCGTCGAACTCGGCGCCGGACTTGACCACGTCCTCGCCGAGCACCATCCCGAGTCGTTCGGCCTCGTCGCCGAGGGCCTTGATCCCCTCGCTGCCCTCGAGCGCCAGCGGCAAGATCTTAGAGCCCTCGCCGCCGAACAACGCCAGCGAGATCGCGGCCCGCTCGCCGGAGTCGCGGACCGAGTAGAGCGCGTCGCCAATCCGCCCGAACCGCTCCTCGGGCGACATGTTCTTGATGTCCTCGACGCGCAGGCCGATCTGCTTGAGGGCGTCCGAGAACGGCGTCGCCCCCTTAGCGCTCTCGCGGATCAGCTTCTCTTGCTCGAGCAGCGCCTTGTTCATCGTGTCGGCGCTGCTGCCGGTCGCCTCGGCGGCGTACTGCAGCCGCTGCAGGGCGGTGCTGTTGATCCCGAGCTGCGCCGATGTGTCGGCGATATGGGCCCCGGCCTCGGCGGTCGCGGTGGTGAAGTCCTTGAGCACGCCCCAGGCCGTCGACGCGACCTTTGCCGTGAACTCCCACGCCTGATTTAGCTTGGCGATCTGATCGATCGCCGCCGCCGCCTTCTGCTTGAGCCCCTCGAGCCGACCCTTGCTCTTGTCGATCTCCTCGTTGAAATCGAGCAGCGGATCGAGGTCGACCTTGAAACCGAGGCGGGATGCCAGATCGCGCAGTACGCTCATGGGGTCCTCGGGGGCGGCTGGCCCGCGGGTTTCGGGGGCTCCGGCGGGTGTAGCACGTCGTACATGACGTCGATCGCCTCGTTCGCGTCGAGCACCTCGCGCAGCGACATCGCGCGCACCTGCTCAGGGGTGAACCCGTGCTCGTAGACGAGGCGGTGCGCCGGCCATGTCGGGCCGGTGTTCGGCCCCCACGGGGCCGGGCGCCCTGATGCTGCTACCGGCCGCGGGGCTGGGCTGTACTCGCGGCGCGCGTAAAAGGCTTGAGGTTGAACAGCAGCGCCCAGAACGCGAGGGGCCAGACGTCCTCGTGCGGGATCAGGTTGTTCGCCTGCTCGATCGTCCGCACCGGCTCGCCGGCGATGTAGAGGCCGGAGCCACCGTCGCGCGGGACGATCAGCATGAACCTGACGATCTCCATCGCCGCCGCCGGTTCGATCGCTCCGAGCGCCGGCCCGAGTAGCTCGAAGTACGGGCGCACCGTCTGCATGAGGTCGCCGAGGTCGAGCTCGCGCTCGTTCGGCATGACCCCGTGCAGGCGCTTGATCGCCTCGGCGTACAGCTCGCCGGCGGCGTCCTGGATCGCCTTGCGGTCCGGCAAGCCGGTCGGGTTCTGCGCCGTGTAGGCGCGCAGTGCGGCGTACAGCTTCCGGTAGTTGATGGTCCCGACCGGCGTCCCGGCGATGAGCACCGCGACGTCGAACAGCGCGGCGGTGAGCTCGCGTCCGAGCATCGACGCGAGGCGAAATCGCAGCTCGAGCGCGTCGAACGGGTTGAGCGCTCGGATCGCGTAGCGGCCCGAGCGCGACCAGCGACGGACGACGATCGGCGTCTCGTCCTTCCCGAACTTCGGCAGCGCCCCCTCGCCGGCCTGCGCCTTCCCGATCCACGCGAGCAGGCCCATCACGTCACCGACTTACCCGCGATGTCGCCCTTGAAGTCGAACGACTCGAGCCGCCAGGTGTGGACGACGACCGACTCGGAGATCTTGAGGGTCGGGAGCTGGATCACCGTCGCCGTGCCGGCCCTGACCGTCTTCTCGCCGTCCGTCATTTCGATCGGGACCTTCTTGCGGGCCTTGTGGGCGGTGTCGAGGATCGTATTGACCTCGCTGGTCTCGAAGCTGTTGACGTCGATAATCCAGTGCCCCTCGCTCTCGAGGTACACGTGGACGCCGTCGCCGTAGAGGCCGCGCACGCCCTGCGCGACCTGGCCCTGCGGCGCCAGCACGACGCCGTCGCCGCCCTGGATGCCGCCGATCTGGCTCACCGGCACGCCGCCGATGAGGAACATCTTTTTTCGGTTGTCGACCGTTGCGCTCATGGTGTGGTCCCCCTGCTGTCAGCTCGTGCCGCTCAGATCGAGTTGTAGCCCGTCACCTCGATCTCGTTGACCCCGACGCGGCACTTGGCCTTCCAGACGTACCCGCCGATCTTGAGCTTGGCGACGTTCGCCCCGCTCTGCTCCTCGATCGGGACGCTGAAGATCTGGATCGTATCGCGGCGGAAGAACCCGGTCCCGCCGCCGGTGGCGAGCTCGTTGAGTCCCTCGCGGATCTTGGCGGCGCCGGCGGCGACGCCCTCCTCGGTCGTGTAGGCGGTCATGTCGTTCACCGCGAGGAACTCGAGCAGCTTGGACTGCACCCGCGAGCGCGAGACCCAGCGACCGATCTCCATCTCGATAAAGCCGCCGTCCGCGGTGTAGTTGAACAGCGACCGGCCGCCGCCGACCGTGTCGTAGCGCCCGACGTAGTTGAGCTCGAAGTTGTCGACGGTGCCGGCCTCGGCCCCGTAGTTCTTGGCGGTGATCCCGACGAGCTGGCGGTGCGACCACTGGATCCGCCCGACGTCGTATCCGAGGCAGCGACCGACGAGCGCGGCGGAGTAGAGTTCGGCGCCGGTGTGGTGGTAGCGCAGCGACGTGTTCGCGTAGCCCTTCGCCTTGAGCGCGGCGGCGACGTTGTTCGCGGCGTTGGTCTTGACCGCGGCGTCGTTGGTCTCGGCGAAGAACTTGACCGGCTGCGTGCTCGCCCACCGCGCGCCGTCGAGGATCGCGGCCTTTCCGTGCGAGGTCTCGAGGATGCCGAACCAGTCGAAGTTCTCGGCCTTGACCTCGTCGAGATCGTTGTAGATGCCGGTGTTCGGCGTCGTGATCGCCTGCGTCATGACGTCGGCCGGCGAGTCGAGCGTCACCGAGAAGTCGAGGCCGGCGTTGATCGCCGTCAGCGTGATCGCCGTGCCGCCCTGCGAGGCCGCCGTCACCCACGGATCGGCGCCCATCAGGGTGAGCAGCGCGTGGCGGATCTCGGTCGCGGTCTTGGCCGCGGCGACGTACTCGTAGGCGGTGTTGGCGTCGATCTGGATCGAGTAGGTGCCGTCGCCGTTGCCGCCAACCGTGACGGTGATGACCTTGGCGACCGCGGCCGCGCGGCGGCCGATAACGACGCTCGTGACCGGGAACGCGGCGCCGCTCTGCGCGAAGATCGCGTCGCAGTGCTTCCAGTGCGCGTCGCTCTCGACGAATCCCTTGGCGGCGAGCGCGGTCTTGTAGTTGTTGGGCGTCACCTTGAACGCCCGCTCGGTCATCAGGGCAGCGACGTCGGCGGAGACGAGGCCGACGACGAGCGGCACCCCGAAGAATGCGACCTCGGGGATGTAGTCCTGGTTGACGACATTTACGACGACGGGATCAGTCACGGCGGGTCTACTCCTGAGTCGGGGGTCTCGAACTCGGCGACGTGGTCGAACTCGCTACGGGCCCCGGCGTCGACGCTGAATACCACGTCGATCCGCGCCCGCGAGCGCATGAGGGTCCGGTCCAGGCCGGACAGGTTGAGAGGCTGCGACGCGTAGCGCAGGAAGGACAGGCCCGCCGCGCGCAGCGCGGAGTAGGGGCCCGCTGGCTCGTGGAACCCGGCGGCGGCCTTGTCGATGTAGTACATCGACGCCTTGACGCTGTCCGGCGCGGACGCTGGCACGTCGACCGTCGCCTCGAGCTCGACGACCAGCTCGCACGGCGACCAGCGCGTGTCGACGCCGGCCTTGCGGGTCTGCGTGACGGTCAGCAGGTCGGCGGGGCTGGCCGCGGCGGCGAGGTGCTGCCCGGCGACCAGCGCTTCCACCTGGAGCTGGTCGGCGCCGATCGGCGCCGTGGCGACCACGCCGCCGATCGCGGCCTGCAAGCCGGCGCGGATCTCGGCGATTCCGTCGCCGACCTGCGCCTCGTAGGGGTGGTCGGCGCCGAGCAGCGTCGCGGTGTAGACCTGCCCCACCTGCGCCTCGAGGACGCGATAGACCCAGCGCTGCTTCTGCTTGGTCCGGCTGCCGTGCCGCCAGCTCGACGGATGCACGAACCCGGCCGGCGCCCAGAACCGCAACGAGCACCCGCTCGTCGCGCGCTGCTCGGGCGCGTTCTCCATCGACCGATAGACCTTCTCCGCCCCGCTGGCGGCGAGCAGGTACGTCCGCAGCGCGGTCCACAGCGCGCCCTCGTCGGGGAACGGCTCACCCACCCGGCACCCACCTCGCCGTGATCTCCCAAAACCCGCCGGGGCCCCACGGGATCGACGCGAGCACCTCGTAGGCGCGGCCGTCCGCGCGGCGGACGATGTCGCCTCGGGTGTTCGTGGTCTCGTCGGCGGCGATGAAGTCGATCGGGAAGACGAGCCCGTTGACCTTCTGCGTGGCGCAGACGTAGAGCGTGACCGACTCGTCGCGCTTCTCGCCCGCAGTCTCGCCCTTGACCGTCTGCTTGCCGCCGAGCGGGTTGACGAACGCCTTGAACGCGAACGACGACGCGAGCGCCGTCGCTACCGCCCCGGTCGCTGTGACGGTGGACGGGGCAGCTCGCTCGCGGGTCCAGATCTCGCCGGACTTGGGGTCGTCGGCGAACTTCCTGACGACCTCCTCTTGCAGCGGCGACAGGTCGACCATGTCAGCGACCTCCCCCCACGCGGACGATCTTGTAGGTGACGCTGTTGAGCATCTGCCCCGAGTCGATCAGGGGCCGGCTGTCGCCCTTCTTGGCCTTGATCGTCGCTGGCTTGAGCGCCGGCGGGTGGGGGGCCTGCGTGATTTCGGCCTTCACCAGCACCACCGCGAACTCGCCGAGGATGCCCAGGGCCTGATCCGGCGTCATGGTGCCGTCGAGCACGCGGCCGATCAGGTCGGCCTGCAGGTCGGCGATCTTCTTGGCGCCCTTGTCCATCGCCGGGCCGAGGAACGGGCGGCGCGGAACATCGTCGGTCCCGAACTCGTGCGCCGCCGCGATCAGGGCGTTCGTCGCGTCGCCGTCCTCGCCGTGCCGGGCGTTCTTCGAGCTGTCCCCGAGGATGCCGACGAGCACGTGCGCAGCGTTGAGGATCGCCAGGCGGGCGATCAACTCGGGGATGTTGTTCTGATCTGTGATCGTGAGGGTCACGACCAGATCGGTCCCGCGCTGATGGAGTTGTAGAGCGCCAGGTAGAGACCACCCCACCCGGCCGGATCGGCCATCAGCTCGGAGTTCGTCGGCATGGTCAGCGAGACCGAGGCCGGTCCGAGCGACATCGACGACGCCTGGCCGCTGGTGCCGGAGGCGAAGATCGCCCCGTGCTTCCCGAGGAAGAACAGCGCGAGGTAGGCGTGCGCCCACGCCTGCTTTTCGCCCCACGGGTCCGCGGGCACGAGCAGCGCCGCCGCCTGCAGCACGAGCAGGCGGATCGCGGTCGGCAGGCCGCTCGCCGGCTGCACCTCGATCGCCTGGATCTGCGCCAGCGGCAGCGCCCAATACTCGAACGCGTCGCCCGGCGTCCCCGTCACCTTGATCCGGTCGTCGACCTTCGGGGCCGCGACGATCGGGCTGATCTCGGCGGGCACGATCGCGTCGAACAGCGCGTCGCGGATCTCGCCGATCGTCTTGCCGACCGCGGCGTAGGCGTATTGCTTGTCGGCGATGCCGATCCGGTAGTTCACGTCGGCGGCGGCCGAGATCCAGAACTCGACGACCTGCGGCTTGGCGAGCCCCGGGTAGAGCGCGAGCAGCAGGTCGTCGGTCGCGTAGGCCATGGCGCAGTCGGGTCAGATCGAAGCGTCGTTGCCCTGGTACTTCGGGATGCTCTCGACGTTGCGGTAGTCGCCGCCGTCGCCGAATGTCTCGCCGATCTGCTTGATCTGCTCCTCGATCGCCTGCTTGACCTTCGGGTCGGTCTCCTGGCCGTTCCAGGCCCGAAGCGCCTCGACGTCGGCCGAGTTCTTGGCGACCTCGATCCGGGTGCCGACCGGGATCTCGCCGAGCTTCTTGAACGTGCCGAGCAGGCCGCGCTCGGCGAGCCGCTTTGCCTGGGGGTGCGCCAGCACCCGGGCGACGTCCTCGCCCGTGAGCTTCTTGCGAGCCTGACCGACGACGCCCGAGGCGGTCGGCAGGTTGATGCCGGGCATGATCCGCAGCACGTCGGGGGTCTTGCTCGGGACGCCGGCGGGCGCGGCTCCCTTGCCCTCGCCGGTCGTGCCCTTCCCCGGGGCGAGCACCTTGCTGTACTCGCCGAAGGGCATGCCGACCTCGTGCTGCGTGAAGTTGACGATGATCTCGATGTCGCTGCTGTCGCTCATGGTCCGCCCGCTGATGGATCAGGGGTTATGCCGGTGTCAAGCCCCGGACCAGCGCCCGGGGCTTGCCCCAGGCCCGATCAGGTGACGCTCGAAACGCCGGCCATGACCGAGACCGAGTAGGGACGCGTCACCCGGACGCCGCCGATGCGGCTGTGGGCGATCGTCAGCCACTCGAGCCCGAACCACCGCGGCTCGAACATCTCGTAGAGCTGCGGCATCACGAGCGCGGCCGCGTCGATGTCCTGACGCAGCGCGACCATGATCCCGACGCCGGTCGGGTTGAGCGGGTGCGCCGCCCCGAGTTCGTCGACGACGACGAACTCGATGTCGGGGTAGTTGTCGGCGAGGTGCTTCTTGAGCGTGTTCGCCTGGCCGGGCAGGCGGAGCGTCAGCAGGACCCGCTCGATCTCCCGCGGGTAGAACACGTGGGTGACGCGCTCCTTGCCGTAAGTCCGCTCGGGCATCGACTCGATCAGCGCGACGAAGTCGGCGAACACCTCGTCGAACAGCTTGCCCGAGAGGACGGTGCCGCCGCCGGAGCCCACCGGGGCGTACTGGACCGGGACGTTCGGGTGCGTCAGCAGCCCGTGCAGCTTGTGGTTCTTGTCGCCCCACCACCCGATCCGGTTCCACAGCTCCTCGTGGCCGCGGCGCGAGGCGTTCGCGTAGGCGGCGTCGAGGTTGCGGCCGGTGCGGGCGATCGCGCGGGCGTCCTGGATCGAGTAGCCGAAGCAGTTGAGGATCGCGGCGATGTTCGCCGAGGTCTTGACCCCGCCGAGGCTGACGCGGGGGATCGACCCCATCGCGTAGGTGTTGCCCATGCGCGCGATGCCGGCGGCCGACATCGTGTAGTAGGTGTAGGTCTCGGCGGCGTTGTCGACCGAGTCGTCGATCGGCAGGACCTCGCCGTTCGCCATCTTGAGTTCGGCGTATTCCTGCTCGTAGACCTTGCTGTAGACGTACTCGAGCTCGCGCGCCATGATCGGCAGCGTGCTCGCGTCGCTGTGCTCGAGGTCGGCGGCGGCCTTGCCCACGCCGCGCTGGATGCTGTCGCTGATGCTGCGACCCTCCTTGGCGGCGTGCAGGGTGTTGGCGAGGTTGAAGAGGTCGGGGGCTTTGTCGGCGGTGACGCCCAGGCTGGCGGCGCCGCCCTTGATCAGCTCGAAGAGGTTGGCGGACATGACGGGTGGATCTCCGTGGGCGGCGATCAGGCCGGGGGCAGGGGGATGAAGACGAGGACGCGGACCATCGTGCCGGCGGCGGCCGACTCGTCGAACCTGGCGATCGTGTGGACGTCGACCGCGTTGCCGCCGTCCGCCGACTTGCGGACGCGGCCGATCTGGTCGTTGCTGCCGTTCGCGACGATGCGCGCGTAGCAGGTGTCGGCGGGCGTGACCGCCTCCTCGGTGTACATCAGCATCGGGGCGCGCGAGGCGACCACGGCCTCGCGGCCCGGCGGGATCCCGTCGCTCTCGGTCGTGCTGCCGCGGGTCTCGACCGCCAGCTCGCGGACGACGACGCCGCAGATGTTGGCGACGGTGTCGCCGACCTTGAGCGGGCGCGCGGTGACGCCGTCGCCGCCGCCGGCCACGAACCGGCCGAACGGCAGGTAGACGCCGCCGGCGGCGACCGTCTGCGCCCACGTCGCGGTGCCGGTGCCCGGCGCGCTGGTGGTGACGCCGTAGGTGATGTCGGCGTTGGCGGCCTTGAGGGTGATGACGTTGGCGGCGACGCTGACCGTGAACTTGAGCAGCAGCGCGAGCACGGCCTTGGCCGCGAGCGCCGCCGGGATCTGGTTGTTGGTCTCGCCGTCCGCCCGCTCGAACTCGACGGTGATCGGGTGCGCGGGGTCGTTGGGATCGGTGACGGTGAAGGAATAGACCCCGTCGCTGGCGGTGCCGGCGATCGTGATCGTGCCCTCCTGCGCCTTGGCCGGGTTGGTGCGGGCGTAGGTGCCCTCGTGGTCGATCGGCCCGTCGACCTGACCCTCGAAGCCCCGGGGTTGGTTGAGCTGGTAGTCGAGCAGCATGGTCCGTTACTTCCCGTTTCCGGCCGCGGCCGCGTTGGTGGTGGGGGTCTTGCCGAGCTTGCGATCGCGGTAGCCGTCGCGCGCCTTGTCGGCGGTCTGGCGGCGGTCGCCGGTCTGCGCGTCGCGGACGAGCTCGCCGGCGGCGAGCAGGTTCGGACGGTTGAGCGTCCGCTCGAGCTCGTCGACCTTGGCGACGAGCATGCCGTGCAGCATCTCGGACTTGCCGTCCTTCGCCAGCTTGCGCACGGTGCCCTCGAGCGACTTGTCGATCTGGATCAGGGCGTCGGCGAGCACATCGACGTCCGCCTTGCCCTCGAACGCGTAGCCCTTCGGCAGCACGCGCCCGGCGTCGGCGATGATCCGACCGCGCGCGGCCGCGTCGGCGTTCGCCTTGTTGACCTTCTCGACCGCGTCGGTGACGGCCTTGGTCTGCGCGTCGCGCACGAGCGCGTCGACCTGCTCCTTGGTGTAGGTCGCCGGGGCCTGGCTCGCCGCCTTGCCCTTGTCGTCGCCCTTGTTCTTGTCGCCCATCTGCTCCTCGTTCGGATCGGGGTCGGCGGCGGGGGCGGCCGCGTTCGGGTCGACAGCAGCAGCAGGTGTGGTGCCCGCCCCCTGGGCGGCCTGCAGCTCCTGGATCTTCTTGTTCGCCTCGGCGAGCTGCTGCTCCATCTGAGCCCACAGCACCGCGAGCGCCTGCGGTACTTCGGTCGCCGTCTGGCTGACGACGTACCGGACACCGTTGACGATCAGTTCGTTCACGGGTGCGTCCTTCTGCTTGTGCCCGCGCGCTTGGGGTGGACCGCCGGCTCGGCGGTCGCCGGTGGGGTTGCCGGGGCCGGGCCCGACTTCCTCGCCGGTCGGCACCGGGACGGACAGTCTCGCAACGGGGCCGGCGCGGGCGGCGTCGACCACGGCGAGGTGGTTGTGGATGATCTCCCGCTGCGTCGTCTCGTAGGGGCCCTCGGTCGGGTGCTGGCCCGGCTCGCCCTCGTTACGCGCGGTGTACCCACAGGAGAGCTCGATCTTGCCGAGCTCGAAGATCTTGCGCAGCAGCTCGGCGTCGCGGACGAGCACGCGGACGCGCATCAGCTTGCCGTCCTGCCACGCCTTCATCACGTGCCCGCGCTCGAGGTCGCGGGCGTTGAAGATGTCAACGAAGTTGGCGGGGTGGTCGTCGGTGATCGCGGCGCCGATCAACGACTCGATCGAGAGAGGCGCGAACACCTCATCCATCGGCCGGTACTCGCGCCAGGGCTTACCGGCCTCGTAGCTGTAGTCGAACACCGCGTCGCCGCGCGTGGCGACGCCGTCGAACTCCCACGATCCATCGCTGCGCCGCTTCGCCCCGACCGTCGAGTCGAGCGTCATAGCGAAGGTCCGCCGGACCCGCGCCTTGTCGGCGGCGGCGTCTCGGCGGACCTTTGCGATGTCGGCGGCGCTACTGCGCGTCACGGCCGCGGAGAAAAGCGCCGCGCGAGCGGCCTGTCAAGCGGCGCGCAGAGATTCCGCGTCGGTCTTGTGGCGCGCGCGACGGCGGACCTTCACCCCGCCCCACGTCTGCCGCGCGCGCGCGGCCTTGATGGTCGACACGCTGACCCCGAGGCGGGCGGCGAGGACGACGTTGGACTCGTCGGAGGTCAAGATCTCGCGGACCTTGCCCTCGTCGAGCTTCGCTGGGTCGGGCGTGGCGCCCGGGGCGTCGGGGCCGAACACCTCGCGGACCAGCTTCCCCACGGACCGGCAGCGGCGGACGCCCTCGGCGTCGACGAGGACCACGGCGCCGAGCTGGTTCGGCTGGCGCAGCGCTCCCTCGTGCCGGACATTGCCGGCCCGGTCGATCTCGTAACCCGGGAAGCCGAGCGGCTCGAGTGATTCCCACAGCATCTATCCGCTCCTCCTGACCCGCCCCGGTCCGTCGCCGTGGTCGGGTCTGTTCATCCAGTCTTTCGAGCCCTGCTGCTGCTTTTGGCCGCGCAGGCGCTCGTTCTCTTCGCGCAGGCGGCGGTTCTCCTCTTCGAGTCGCCTCCGCTCGGCCTGCTCGAGCTGTTCCTTGCTGGCGGTCATGTCGCGCACTATGCCGCCTTGACGCCGTCTCGCAAGCCCTCCTCGTCGTCGGGCGGCGGGTCGTCGTTCGGCTGCACCAGGCGCAGCGGCTGGATCTCGTCCTCGGTCGCCAGGCCCGCGAGGATGTCGCCGAACACCGCGCGCAGCAGCGGCTGGCGGGCGCTGTAGGTGAGGGCCTCGATCCGCCGGCGCAGCCACCAGTCCGAGCCGAGCAGCCCGGCCTCGCGGGCGTGGTCGATGTCGCGGATCTCGACGTGCCAGGCACCGGCCCGGCGAACGCAGCACACCGCGGCCTCGTAGCCGTCGCCTTGCTCGCGGCCGCCCTGATCGAGCTGCCGGATCCGGTCGTAGACCTTCTCGGCGAGCAGCCGGCCGAGGTCGTCGGGGTCGGCCTCGCCGCGGTCGGCCGCCCACTTGATCGCCATGCTGCTGTCTTCGAGCTGGCGCAGGTGATCGAAGTTGATGACCCGCTCGATCATGGCTTCGAGCTCGCCCGACTGGCGGACCAGCGCGATCGGGCCCTCGCGGACGATCGAGAGCACGCCGCCGTAGATCACGAACAGGCGAAGCGACGTCACCGGATCGATCCCCCGGTTCGCGCCGGCGAGGATCCGAGCGAAGAACGCGGCCTCGAGCGCGTCGCGGATCTCGCAGCCGTACTCCTTGGCGCGTCGCGCCGCGTCGTCGCGCTCCTGCTCGCTGACCAGCCCGGCGAGGACAAGCCGGCGCGCGGCCTCCTCGCATTCTTGCTGCGTGTGGGGGACGAGATCTCTCACCGCGATCACCATATCTTGAGCCTCCTGCCGCCGGGGTAGCGCCCGACGACGATCCGCCGGGCGTCGGGGATGATGACCGAGGCGGCGTCGCCCATCATCGCCCGCAGTTCATCCTCGATCTCACGTAGTTCGCGCTGCGCCGCGGCGATCGCCGCGGTTCGCTCCTGGTGCGCGTCGACCAGCTCGAGCGCCCGGCGGTCGCCGAGCATCGGCGTCGAGGCGTGATGCCGGCGCGGCAGCCTGTCGAGCGCCGCGGCCTCGTGGCCGAGCTCGAGCATGGGGAAGGTGCCGGCGGCGACGTTGCGCCAGAAGATCGACACCCGCCGGCGGATCGCCTCCTCGATCCTCGGCACCCGTTCGATCGTCCAGGTCAAGATCTCCTCGCTCTCATCGCAGACCAGCGCGGCGAGCACGGCCTCGTCGGCGTCGTCGAGCATCGCCTGCGCCCGCGCCTGGAACACGTAGTCGAGGGGCGGCTCGGGGCGGCTCGCGCGGATCCAGGTCCGGCGGAACTTGACCGCGTTGATGGTCTTGATCTCGAGCGTCGCGCGTCGGCCGTCGCGGGTGACGACGTAGTCGGGCGTCGCGCCGATCCGTAGGTGCTCGTCGGCGGGGTCGCGGCCGCGCAGGTACTCGTCGGACTTCACGACCTCGGCGTCGGGCCAGCGCAGCGCCAGCTCGGCGGCGACGTAGGGCTCGAGCAGCCGGCCGCGCCGCGCCGCCTGCGTGTCGCCGCGCGCCGGGCCCTGCGTCTTGTCGACGTAGAGACCGAGCGCGGTCGTCCGCTGATGGACCTGGAACAGCGCCCCGACGTCCGAGGCGGTCACGTCCTCGCGGCGCAGCGCGTGCCAGGCGTCCTCGTCGAGCCGACCGTCGTCGGTCCGAGGCAGGGTGATGCGCTCGACCTGCATCA